TCTTCCTGTATTTTTATTGCTTTTGTTTTTAGGTCTTTTGGTTTTAGGTGATTTAAATCTACCAAATCTTGGTAACCCTGGTAAACCAAAACCTCCAGTAAGACTGAGACCTAAACCACCAAGTGCTGCTAGAAGTCCAGCAAGTCCTCCGCCACCTCCGATAACATCAAAGTCTGCTAGTTTTTTAAGTTCCTTTTTGTTTGGTAAGTCTACCGATTCAAATATCTTTGAACTACTTTCAATCCATTTTATAAATGTCTCATTCTCCCTAGGCCTATCAAAGTCTAAAGACTTAATTTTTCTAGCATTTGGAGTAGATCCAATTTTAACAATATTATTGGCAGCGTTTTTTAGTGGTGACTTAATAAGTGTCTTCATTTTACTTATGCGTCAACGATACTATAGATGAGTTTTGTGGATAAACCACCATAACTATCTGGATTAGAAGGCGAGTAGAATGCAATAGTTGGTGATCCTCCTCCCGGTGCAGAAGTTGGCAGCAAAGAGGGATCACTTGATTGTTGCTGTTGCTCTCCTATTGGAAGTGGTAAGAATGTAATATTACCGGATTCACTAGGAGCAGTATCAACCATAGGAACTTGTGCAGAAGAAACTTCTTGCCTTTGTTGTGGTTGTACAGAAGATTGTTCTATCTGCTGTTGCGATACATCTATCTTCACTTCAGGTATTGTAAGTTTTTGATTTCCAGCAGTATTAAAACGATGTCCTCCCATCTCAGTTACATTTACTTCCTGAGATTGATCATAATATGCGTTATGGGTTCTAAATCCAGTCGCACCCATCATATTTCTAACCTGAGATTCTGACATTCCTTGTGCTCGGAATCTTTCTTTCAGTGCCTCAGTATTTTTTGCAAGTTCTAATGCTCTTAGTGCTCTTTGCCTTTCTTGAGGTGTGAGTTCTCGATTAGTTGTACCTCCATCTTGCATCACTTGTCCATTAACAACTGGTTGATATTGCTTTCTTGCAGTGATGACATCAGAAACTGAACCACTTTTTGACATAAATGTGCCAGAACCAACTTCGCCACTCTGAATAAGTCCTGCTCTATTCATTACCGATCTTCCTACCGCTGCCATTCCTAACTCACCTTCTCCACCTGCTTCCGCAACCATCAGTTTTAAGAGCATCTCTTGCTCATCACTTTCCATATCTGGGGTTGTAGGGAGGCGGCCTTTCATTCCAGGAAGTAGTGGTGTAGTTGATGTTACACTTCCATTGTTAGCAAACGATCTTTGTAAGGCAGCATTCTCTTCATTATCTTCACGGAATGTTGCCATACCACCCGAAGTTTCTACTCCTGTGGCTGCTGCTGATTCCTCTGCTCTTCTTATCTGCTGCTCATACTCAGCATCCTCTCCCATCACAGTTCCATAGAGGAAGTTTTCTAAAAAGTTTCTATTCGCTTTCTTCTCTGCTTGCTCTTGTCTCAGTGCATCAGCAGTTGCTTGTCCACCTTGTTCTTCTATATTTTGATCAACATCCGCATCTGTTTCGGTTGTAGTCAATCCAGGGAACATTTTTGGAAGAACTGCACCAGCAGCAAACAATGTTCCACCAATCAGTAAACCAGGCAACACTAATCCACCAAGACCAGGAATCATTCTTAGTATTCCACCTAACCATCCCAATAAAGTAGATCCAAAATTTCCAATTAAATTTTTAAGTATACCAAATAATGCACCGAACAACCCACCGCCGCCACGACCACCCTTGAGATCTTTAATTTTTTCTAATTTTTTAAAGATACCATTTATGATCGACTTCAATAAGGCAGCGATATCAAAAGTGGTAACTAAAGAATTCCTTAATCTCTTTATAGAATTTCTAAGTCTTAATTCTGTTCTCTTTCTTCCAAAGAAATCTAGAAAATCAAATGCGTTTGATTGGTTTGAATCTAATTTACTTAAGTTATTAATGATAGAGGCCTTAGGTGTTTTAGGTCTTACCCTGGCACCAGAAGCACTTGTTTCTGAATCATTATTGCCAGAAACAAAATTCATCGCCCCTCCCTTGGATGGCGATATTTTTTTAGAAAGATTTTTAAACTTAAAAATGTTTTTAAGCATTTATCCCGAACTTGCGTTTTGTTGTCTAATCCTCAAGTTTTCAGATTCAATGTACTCATTTAGCATACCAAGATAAACATCTCTTTCCCAAGGGATCATGTTTTCAATCTCTGTTAAAGAATATTTATGGTGCTGAATCAAACCAAAATTAATTTTAAAATATGACTCAAGACTAATATGAGCCATAATCAAGCGAAAAAATTCTGTAAACCCTCCAACGTTACCTCATTTTCGACCTTCGTATTTGGATTGGTAACTTTAATCGTGTGGGAAAGTTTAGGCATAGTAGTAAAGAACTTTTCAATCTCTTGGAACTGCTTTGTATTTAAAGTTTCAATCCAAGATGTCAATTCTTTTTTAGTGCAATCAGACGCTGCCCAAGATTCTTCATCATTATATACAAGATCCATACAAGTAGCAATCATTTCAAATGACTGCTCAACACTATCATTATCATTTCCACTGAAATCAAAATTATTAGAAATGAATTGAGAAAGAGTTGGATACTTCATTCTCAAAGTCAAGGTGTCATCCAGTTTGATATCCCTAGAATGATCTGGATCTGTTTGAACTTCAATTTCATCAATATAAACTTTCACTGGAACTGTTGTTTCTTCATCATCAGGACAAGTGACGACAAGATCTACAGATTCACCAACAGACTTACCACGAATATTCAAGAAGATATATTCAATGTCAAAGGTCGAAAGATCTTCTACCTTCACGCCTCTTGTTGAAATACAATCTTTGAGGATTGTTTTGATTGCATTTGTGATTTGTTTTACATCCTCACTTTCCAATGCAAGAATAAGAATTTTTTCTTCCTTAACTAGAAAAGGTCTGTACTTAATTTTCTTTCCTGTTGAGGGGATTGCCAACTCATACGTGGGCGTAGCAATTTTTGGTAAAGGCATAATATCCTATAGGTGTTTCAGTAAAATTATTTAGATGTGTTATCAGATGTTAAAACTATCGAATGAATAACTAGAGTAATCTATCCCCAAATCTAACCCAGATAAATTACTAAAATCATTCATCGCTGGTTGATACTCCATATTGAATGGATTCTCATTGAAGTTATATGTTGGTGTCTCACTCAAACCAAGATTAAAGTCTGTGCTAAATGGAACGAAATTGCCACCAGAAACTTCATCAAAATATGGATTTTTAAAGTCCTTAGTTACCTCATCTTTAGCAACATCACTAGCGGATTTTCCTGGACCAGCATTCTTAGTAGTCATATATCGAGTGTAACTAAAATTGACTGAGACTTTGGTTATATCAGTTCCTTCATATGAAAGTGGAATCGCTTGAACATTGAGAGGAAATGCTTCAAGAAACATGTATGAAACTATTGGAACTTCATTTGCTTTCTTTACAACACCACTTTTTACTGCTCCATTTTTTGATGTGTTGTAACTATCCTTCTGCAAAAGATTTCTTTCAAACTTGTGAATGAGAATAGGTCTCTTATAATAGTTTGGATATGAAAATCTATAGTAACTATTATTATCAGCATACCCAGTCTGTCCCTTTGAAGATCCTTGGTATGCCCCATCGTTATTAGTGATTGGATCAATATAATTCATCCATTCCTCAAAGAGTCTCAAGGTTTTATAATCACTATCAACATAAAAAGTTAAATCAAAGTCAGTGTAAACTCTACGGTTCGGCATCCGTTCGATTATGCCTTGACGAGCTCCACTGAGTTCCATAACATCAAAGGTTGATCCAGGTAGAGTTGCCTCCGAACAAAGAAAGTTAAGTGTTCTTGTTGAATTACTTTCATCAAAGACACCGGAGTTTGTCAAGTGTCTTTCAACTCCTATGCTACTAGAACTAGGATAAAGACCAAGTTGCACCATAAACTGAGAGGTCTGACTAAGACCACCATATCTCGATCTAACTTGCTCCTGATTGATGTAAAACTGCCTAGGGTCTGGTGCAGACATCTAAATACATTTAAACTACTTATATACTATGTATGCCGTATAGCGGACGTTATTTACCAGAAAATCCAAAGAAATATGTTGGTGACTCAAAGAATATTATATATCGTTCTCTTTGGGAAAGAAAGTTCATGCGATATTGTGATCTGACTGAAAGTGTAGACCAATGGCAATCAGAAGAATTTTGGATACCATACATTTCTCCTGTTGACAATAGAGTTCATAGATACTTTCCAGACTTCTTTATTAAGTATAATGATAGGAAAGGACAATTGAGAACCATGGTCGTTGAAATCAAACCAAAACGACAAGTTGCAAAACCAAATCAACATCCCAAGCGTCGAACAAAAGCATGGGCAAACTCTGTGAAGACTTGGATGGTTAACCAAGCAAAGTGGAAAGCAGCAAAGGAATTCTGTGATGATCGTAATTATGAATTCAAGATCATGACCGAAGACGACCTCGGAGTATAATGTCTTATTCATCCTTTTATAGAAATTTTTATGGGAGAAAGAATACTCCCCTAGAAAACCACGATGTGGAAGAGTTGAGAGCGATTGCCAGAAATGTTGGCATCAGAAACTTTACCCAGAGAGAAGGAAGAAGATTACGTAAAGATGATCTAGTTCAACTCATTGCAGATCATCCTCGATATAAAAGAACTGATCATGGAAAGAAGTACGCAAGAAAATATCAGAAGACTGATCGAGAAGTAACAATATTTGAGTATGAAGATGATGCAGAAGATGCAGTCACAACTACTATCGGAGAAAGAATAAAGGCAAGAGCAAAAAGACTTGGGAATGTTGGACCTGAATGGTACGCTAATCAATTGTTCACAGAATTATCTGAAGTTGGTGAACAAAGAATGCCTCAGTTAGGAGAACTATGTTTCTTTTTATATGGTGCAGCATTTCCAGAAGACTATCCATATTATGATCAAAGACCATTAACATATGTTTTAGATTATAAAGAGGACAAACTCTTTGGTGCAAATTTACATTACCTTAATCCATCGTATAGAGATGCAATTGCAGGATCACTGATAAATAAATATGGTGCGACTTTGCCGAAGAAAACTTTACATAGTTATTTCTTCTCTAATATTGAGGGTATATACGTCCTTCCGCCCTCGGCGGCAGAGTATGCCAGTGTGGCAGAACTGATTACTGAAAGATTTGTAGATAAATATGGTAAAAAAGTCGAGCTCCAAATGGTCTGGGACAGTATCTAATGGCAGTAGCATTAACAAAAACATATACAAAAGATGATAACAGGACAAAGCGTTTGCGTTTTCCTGTTGGTGATGGTAATACATATGTGATAACTGACAATAGTGATAGAAGATATGAGTATAGATACGATCCATCTGATGGAACTTCAGCCTTATTAGCATTCGATGATGCTGGAGATAGAACTGTTGTATTCCGTTCTAATAGATCAGGAGGGTCTTTCACTAAACAAGGAAAAGAACTTTTAGATAATAATAATTTTAGTCGTATAACTGTGGATGGTGAGTCTGGTTTAGATGAACCAAATTCATCATTACAATTAAATGAAGAGACAATAAGAACATTGATGAATGATGCTGCCACAAAATCACTTGAAAGGGAAGCAAAAAGAATCCAGTCCCAACAAAGAAATGATGTAGTTGTTGCAACCTCCGTCACCAGTGAACGCACTTCTAGTGATGCTAGTCAAGTTAACCAAGGTGGACCAACAGCATCACCCACAGAACAATTAGGTCCACAACAATCACCAGAAGAACCGGTTCAAACAAACATTGCTGCTCATGGGCAGCAGTTCGATCCAAGTCGAGTAACTTCAATAAAAGAAAATAATCTTTTACAACAGGCAGATGAATTACGTCAACAAATACTGGATACAGCAAGGGCATACAAATTAGATGATAGCGTTGCCGAAACCATAAGACAGCAATTTGCTAACTCAAATGATCAACTTAAGAAAATGTTCCTAAACAAAGTACTTAAGTACCCATTTGATGCAATCTATAGCGGTGAAAATGCTCAAGATCACATGTCAATTCAACAGTATGAATATAGACCACCAACTAAAGAGTTAGTATTCGGTGATCCAGCAACATTATTATCTGAAGGATACCAAAGAAGAACTGCATTTACAAAAGAAATGTTTATCGGACAGATTAAACTCCCGATGCCAAATAGTCTTTCAGATTCTAATAATGTAGATTGGGGTGGTGATGCGATGAATAATTTATCTGCAGCGATAACAAGTGGAGTCAACAGAGATTTTGTTGGAACTGGAACTGCTGCTCTGATTGGTAGCATTATCGGTGGTGTTACAGGTGTTCAAGGGGCAGGCAGTCTTGCGGTTCTTCTTAGACTTTTACAGCAAAATACAGGTGTAGCAGACGCTGTAAATGGAAATGCAGAATCAAGAGCGTTAATAGGAAGTGCAGCCACTGGAAAAATATTATCCGCTGCGGGAGTAAATGTTTCACCGGAATCACTTTTAAAAAGAGGTATTGGAGTTGTTCCAAATAGTAACATGGAACTGATGTTCAATGCTCCTACTCTGAGAAAATTTGAATACTCTTGGAAACTAGCACCAAGAGATCCCGGAGAAGCAGCGATGATTAATAATATTATTCGTTTCTTCAAGCAAGGAATGGCAGTAAGGACAACGGCAGATAAAGCAGGTGGATCATCATTATTACTAGGGACACCTAACATTTTTAGAGTAAAGTTCCAAACATCAAATGAATCTCAAATAGCAGGAATGCATAGACTCAAAACTTGTGCCGTCACAGGTTGCAGTGTGAGTTATACTCCTGAAGGAACATGGGCAGCATATGATAATGGACAACCCACTGCAAATACATTGACACTTAGACTGGAAGAATTAGAACCAATTTACTCTAGCGATTATTTGAATGAATTTGAACAAAAAAATAGACCAGGTAGCATTCCAGAATACAATGTCCAGGGTTATCAAGCAGTAACAACTCAGGAGGTAGGATACTAATGTACTTTAAAACTTTACCGAACTTACTCTATACATCCAGACTCCCAGGTTCAAGTCGAAGTAATGAAAAACTCGAAGTTAAAAACTTTTTTCGTAGAGCAGCATTAAGAGAAGATCTTTTGGATGGACTCATCTTTGCTGATTTTTATGAGATCGAAGATGGCGAAAGACCAGAAATGGTTGCCGAAAAGTTTTATGAAGATCCTGAATTGGATTGGTTAATACTTACAGTTAATAATATTATCAACATAAAAGATCAATGGCCTCTGGACAACAATCAACTCCATAGGTATATGCTAGAAAAGTATAGCAGTGAAGAAGGGATCGTAGGAATCCATCACTATGAAACAAGAGAAATTAGAGACGAGTTTGATAGAATTGTATTGAGAAAAGGAATGATAGTTGATTCCGATTTTACAATCACATATACTTCAGGTTTAACAGAAGTAACCAAAAGTGCTGCTGGTCCAGTATCAAATTATGATTATGAAATTAGAAAAAATAATGCTAAAAGAATAATTCAGATTCCAAAACCAGAATACGTTGCAATGCTTACTTCTGAGTTAAAAGAAATGATGAAGTATGAAAGATCTTCTCAATACATCACCAGTAGACTCAAAGATACATACAATCCTAGAGAATTTGGGGTATAAAAAAACCCGCCTTTCGGCGGGTGTAAAGGTCAGGAGTTGACCAGTTTAGCAAAGTAGTTGAGGGAATCATCCTCTTCTTCACTACTAGAACTTGATGCCATGATATCAGGATCATTGAAACTACTGGTGCTAGTAGAAGTAGTTTCGGGTTCAGAGTAATCACCACGACGCTCACGCTCCCACTGTGCTTCCTCTTCTTGAGTCTCTTGATCTTGCATCTTAGGAGTACCCTTGTTACCAAGAGTGTAATCAAGACGCTTCTTCAGATCATCATAGGACTTGAAGTTCTTGGGATCAAGGAACTCGTTGAGATCATGGAGATTGTTGTAGATCTTCTCCAGTTTGTCATCGTCATCGAAGAGTGCGGAAGGACGTGCAAACTCACTGCTGTCATAGTTCTGGTAACCAGCAACCTTACGGATCTTCAGTTTGAAGTTTGCACCCTGCCAGAAGTCAAAGGGATTGATGGGTTCTTCGTCAGCGAACTCAGGCTTCATTGCTTCCATGATCTTGTCATGGATCTTCTTACCATACTTGTAGAGGAAGACTTTGCCTTCGTTGTCGGGGTTAGCAGGATCGCTTACAACAAAGATGTTGCTGTAGTAGGACAGTTTACGCTTTTGCTTGCGTGCCTGCTCCTTGCCAGCATCAGTGCCGTTATTCCACAGACTAGAGTTGTACTCACAAACGGGACACTTCTGCTCTTTGGTGGTCAGACATTGGTCGATCAACCAACCACCAGGGCCTTGGAATGCATGAGTATAGACTCGTGCCCAAGGAAGATCGCAACCTTCTGCTTCAGGAAGGAAACGGATGACAGCAAAACCATTACCAGTCT